CGCAATCAATTCTTTATCTTCCTGTTCTGTCATAACTAAAACTCCTTTGGTTATTAAGTTCTACATGGTTATCAACACCAACCCGGAAAACTTTAATATCTATTTAGGAATACTCCGGCACGCCCTTTGCTTTTATTGATCTTCTCTTACTCTTAACTTCTTATCTTATATTCTTAAGATTAATACCTTTACCTTCTCTTACTTGACAACGCCTACGTAGGTTCTATGTGGAGCCTATATAGAAACAAGCCATACACAACAACAACATAGGGCGATAAAGAAAAAGACCTTTTGAAAAGCAAAAGATAAAAGTATTTAGACTCTTGAACGCAAACCCAATAACAACAACAACTTACAACGATAATACTCCGCTAATACTCTTTTCTTGAACACAAAACACGATTCAACTTGCATAAACGTCAAAAAATGCGTATGCAAAAATATGACACAACGTGAAAGACTTTTGCACAACAGATTCAAGATACAGAGAAATAAATAAAAGACAGAGCTATGAGCAACCAACACACAACGAATAAAGGCCATATCACAAAAGATGAAGCGTTGCTTATGTTTCATTTTTGGTATCAATCAGGACAGAGAAAAACGGCAGTAGCAAAGAAGTTCAAACGGTCTCCTGATGCAATAACGAGGATGCAGGTCAAGTACGAATGGGATCGTAAAGCGGTTGAAATGCAGGAGGCCGAATCTAAGGCACTGATGAAAGCCCAAGCTAAGGATGTTGAGTCTGATTGGATGGTAGTCAATTCAGCAATCAAGAAAGTTGCCGAACAGTTAATGGCTAAAGATTCAACTATCATGGCGCGATACTCAGACCTTGTTCAACTCATACGCGTCAAACTCGAAATGACCGACGATCTTGATACTCAGGGAACTGGCGACAGTAGCACGACGGTTAATCACATAAACAACTATTTCACTTCACTATCACCGGAAGAACTCGATGAACACGACAACGACCTCGGCGCGATCTTCGCGGACCGAAGCACGCATAGCCGCTTATAGCCGGATACAGCACGCATGGCCGCGTCTGCACTTGGCTAAGTATGTTCATTTGAACGCTAAGGGTAAGCGTCTGCGATTTGATAATCGTGCATGGTTAGTCGATATATACAAAGACGATTCCGACCGGATGGTGATACCAAAGTCAACAAAGACTGGCGTATCGGAGATGATGATGGTTGATATACCGCATCAAGCGAAAAAGGGTTTTAGCGGAATGTACATTCTGCCTGACCAACCTATCCGTGATCGTTTCGTCTCATCGCGCCTTGATCCTATCTTCGGCAAGGTTCCTGAATATAGAAATGCTATTGGTCGAGGTATATCAAAGACAGACGACAAGGGTGTTAATAAGGCATCGTTGAAAACTATCTTCGGTAGAACATGGGCTTTCGTTGGTGGCAAGAACCCTGACACGTTCTATGAGTTTGATGCTGATATGCTTATCTTCGATGAACGTGACAAGATACCTGCACTATCAATCAAACTTGCAGAGGATAGAATTGGTGCTGCTACACAGGAGCGTTATAAGCGCGTAGGAAACCCGACGATCAAGGGTTATGGGATAGATAAAGACTTTCAAGGCACGGACCAAAAGTATTGGCATGTCAAATGTCACCGTTGTAACGAGTGGCAAGTGTTGACTTGGCTCGATCAATTCGTAGAGACAATCGGATCGTCAAGCTATCGATTGCGCGACCCTGAATATCAAGATGCAGATCAAAGCACAATAGCTCGTGTTGGGGGATTGGATGCGCGGGCTATGTGTAAGAAGTGTTGTAGACCATTCGACCGGCTCGGATTCGGTGAATGGGTAGCGAAAGAACCCGACAAGTTTGCGTTTGCATCGGGCTATCATGTTACTCGATTCTTTGGTGTACCGGGCAACGACAACGGCGGCCCACCTCGACCTATCATACTTGAAGAATATCGCGGATTCATGGAAGCGCAGACAAACCCGACACTAACTCAATTATGGTGGAATAACAGGGCAGGCGTACCATACGAAGCCGACGGCAGCAAGATAACTGAATCCGTTCTTATGCGGGCTATTCTTGACGGTTACAAGATGCCCCACGGTGCAGGCAAAGACGAAGGCGCGGTATGTTTCGGAATGGACGTTGGTAAGGTACTCAATATCAAGATAGACAGGATTGTAAACGGCAAACGTCGTGCAATCTTCATAGGCACTTGTCCACTCGATCTTGACGCGGTATGCAACCTACTCGAACCATACAACGCAATGCGCGGTGTTGTGGACGCTGCACCTGAAACGCTATTCGTTAAGAATCTACAGGCGCGTATGCCAATGCTGTATCGTTGTTACTACGGGTTGACCGACGATAGAGGCTTGACTATGAACGTCGATCACAAGGAACGCAAGATCACGGTAGGTCGTACAGAGTCGCTTGACTATTCGTTGAAAGAATGGATGGATGATGAATGTGAATTGCCAATAGATCAAGCGTCGATTGACAATGGCGAATGGGTCAAGCAGATGTTAGCCCCTACTCGGATATTGGACGAAAACAAGACACCACCTCGTTATGTGTGGGATGAAGGCGCACAAGCGGATCATTACAGGCACGGTGACAACTATTCGAGTATCGCAGGCCGTATGCTCGGACAAACCCCGACTATAACGTTTATTTGAAGGAGATAGAAATTATGAAACGCCTTGCCTTGTTATTGATACTGATTATCCCGATTACTCTGTTCGCTCGTAACTCTCCGCCAAGCGGAGTACAGTCATCGGTCATACGAGATAGCATTGCAGTTGCAGACACGGCAGCTACATCGGAAAGAACAGACATTGATACAACCGAGATAGTCCCTGTTAGTAAGTTCACTCACATTGTGTTCTATGCACAGGCAACAGTTGACACAAACTGGGCAAACGATTCATGCTTCGCGGTGCTACAACTATCGGTCGATCTTGGCAATGGCACATACGATTGGCAGACGGTTGACACGGTGATAAAGATTGCCGCCCCTGACTCTGTTTATGGTGGCGTTGTTCACAAACTCGATACTCTCGGTTATATAGCTGACTACATGCGCCTGATTGTTCTACATCGGCATACTTTGGCAGCTTATACGCCGGGAATACTCGCAAACACTTACGATGTTAATATATCGGTATGGTTCAAACTATGGGATTGATTGATAGTTGGAAATACAAGCGCGAACGCGCAGAACTTGACTTAAGGCTTCATGCTTATGCGATGGAGACTAAAGACAATCCACTTAGTGCTATGTCACTACAAACTGGTATGGGTGGTGCTCAACCGTATAACGTCGATAAAGACGCTCATATCAGGGTGTACTTTGCAAATGCGTGGGCTTTTGCTGCAATCAGAGCAATAGCGAAGTCAGTTTCTTCTGTTCCGCTCAGAGTTCAAGAAAGATCGTTTAAGGACGGTCAAGAGATTTGGACAACGACAGAGGATAACGCACTCGCTCAAATACTCAAAAGACCCAACCCTGACGAACCAATTGAGTTTTTAATAAACCGACTGATTGTTTCTCTACTTGGGACCGGCGACGCATATTTGTACGCACCAAACGGTGAGGGAGAGCTTTATATCTTACAACCGAGCTGGGTTAAGGTGGTCACAGATAAGATAGGAAGACGATTAGGGTATCAAGTTGAAAAGCTGGGCATGACAAGCAATGAAGATACGGAAGAAATTATCCACTTCCGCTCAGTTAATCCAACCGGTGAATACTACGGTATGCCGCCGTCGCACGTTATCACAAAAACAATCACTACGAAGATTTCTCTCGATAACTATATAAACAACTATTTTGCCAATAACGCGATGTTGGGAACAACATTCTCGACTGATGGTCCGCTTACACCCGATCAACGCGATCAAATGCGACAGGATATTAACAGATTACATAAGGGCGCAAATAGGTCTTTCCGTATAGCTATCCTCGAAAGTGGATTAAAGGTGGACCAACTTTCAAAAGGACTGAAAGACTTAATCCCGACTGAAATATCGAAGGCTATTCGTGAAGAGGTTTTGGCCGTGTATGAGGTGCCGCCGGTTGTCGTGAGCAACCTTGACGGCGCAACCTACTCAAACGCTGACATACAAATCAAATTGTTCTACAAGAACGCTGTTGTGCCGATGATGCGAACAATTGAGACGTTCCTTGACTTACAGTACACATACCAATTTGGCGACAACCTAAGAGTATGGTTTGATCGCAACGAGGTGCCGGAACTACAAGAGGATATGGACGCAGAAACGACTCGACTGGTTTTGCAGGTTGGGCGTAAGCCAATCATTACACAGAATGAAGCGCGTCTCAAGTTAGGATATGAGGAAGTTGAGGGCGGTGATAGCCTTGCAACTCCGGCCCCTGCTTCTGGCGGCTTGTTTGGCGGCGCAGGTGACGAAGATGATGATGAAAACGTCGATTCTGAGGCGATGATGCGCCGGGCTATGAGTAGCAATGATCCAAAACGCATAGCATGGACCGATCACTACGTCAAGGTGACAAAACGTGAGCGCGAATTGATAGCGATATTGAAAGTCTATTTCGACGGACAGCTGAAACGCTTGATCTCGAACCTTGACGAACTCAACTTTGGCGACAAAGGCAGAAGCTTGAATCAAGCGGCATTGAAGTCAATGCTGTTGAAGATGCAGATAGCCTATGATTCAAAGGGTGCAGCCGAAGATACTGCTGAAATCTTCAATGTTAAGAGGGAAAATGCTCTATTGCGTGCTATGACGGCCAGTTTCTTTGAGGATACGATTGAGGTTGCCGGTGAACAGGGTATAGCCGAAGTTGGTAGCTCGGTTTCTTTCAATGTCAACAATCCAAAGGTTCAAGAATCGCTCAATTTGTTTTGGAACAGATTTAAGGATATAAACGATACGACATTCAAAACTATACAGAACACTCTACAAATGTCGTATGATGAAGGATTTGGACTTGATAAGACTGCAAAGGCATTGCAAGAACAATTCAAGACTATGAGTAGGGCACGGGCTAAACGAATAGCATCTACTGAGATGAATGGACTGGTTAATAGTGGTCATACTTTAGGGTATGCCGAAGCTGGTGTTGAACAAAAGGAATGGGTCAGCGCGTTTCTATCAACGTCGAGGCAAACGCACATGGATGCAAGCGGTGACGTTGTTGATATAGACGATAATTTCTTCGTTGGTAACTCGACAATGGCGTTTCCAAGCGATCCGAATGGACTTGCAGAAGATACAATCAATTGTTATTGCAGGGTTTTACCTGTAGTGGAGAGTGTGTAAATTATGGGATATAGATATACGAAAGGAGATGCCAATGCAGATTGACAGGAATGAATTCTTATCTCTCTGTGCGACAGACCAAGCTGCGGAGCGCGTAGCCACAATAGAGTTTAAGGCTAAGGAATCTGAGAAGGAAGGCGTGTTAATGACCATTGAAGGTTATGCCTCAACCAACGATCTTGATTCCTATAACGATATTGTAGAACCGAGCGCGTTTGCAACAACCATGACTGAGTTCATGGAGTTCCCGATTCTACTGTTCGGTCACGATTGGTATAGCAAACCTATCGGTAAGATAGCCGAATGGACTATTGATAAGCGCGGCCTGAATGTAAAGGCAGAAATCTCAGATACTGTGGATGGTCGTGATGTTGCAACATTGATTAAAGCTGGTGTTCTCAAAGCATTTTCCATCGGTTTTAGAATCCTCAAGTCTGAAACGGACGAAGAGGAAGAAAGCCCTATCCGCACGATTACAAAGTTGCGTCTCTATGAGATCAGCGTTGTAAATGTTCCTGCTAATGCAGGTGCATTATTTGAGACTGCGAAGTCTCTATCATTGGAACTAAAGTCACTAACTGCTCCTAAGCCTATTGAGCCGGAGCCAATACACAAAAGGAGCCACAAAATGGCAGACAAGACAATTGTTGAAATGACGAAAGGATTTGAAGACAAGATTGACAGCCTTTCGGGTGAAGTTTCAACGTTAACCGACTTGGTTGACGGACAAAACACCATCATCAAGTCAATCCAAGACAAGGGGTCTGACGCTCGCAAGGGTTTGATAACCTCGGCGGAGTTGCTCGAATATACCGAGAAAGCAGGAGCCGACATATCTGACGTGATGAATCAGATTAAGATTATCAAAAACGCTCGCAAGGTGACTGACGCTCGTATGCCGATCCAGACGTTCAAGTCGCGATTGGCCAGTCACGGTGTCTCCTTTGTCTTTAACGATCAGGGGCAGCCATTGACCGGGATTCATCAAAAAGCAAACTTGCTATTCTACACCCCGGTAGACAATAGCACTGATGAAGGCCGTCGGGTGCAAAACATCCAGCGGTTGCATGATATTTGTTATGTAGCAGACACGTACTACGGCTATGTTAATCATGGTCGACATAACCCAACTAACTTGAAATCGTTTAAAGCTCTGTATGATGCAGTAGCCGAGTATGATCCAGAATTTGCAAAGGCAATGTATTCGACCGGCACCGGTGTTGGCGATGAATGGGTTCCGACTCAATTCAGCGCACAGCTATGGGAGGCTTATAAGCTTGAGGCAAACGTCGAAGCGCTATTCGATCATTGGCAGATGCCATCTAACCCTGCTGAATGGCCTATCAAGACCGGGAAGTCAACCCTCTACAGAGCGTCAGAAGCGAGCGTTAACAATCCAACGGAATTGCTAAAGAGCAATATGTCAACCGGTAAGACGACCTTTAATGCAGAGACATACGCGGTCGCCGTGCCTGTTTCTAAAGAGTTCATTGAAGACTCAATCATATCAGTTGTCCCTGTAGTTACTGCAGACATTGCATCAACTGCTGCCGAAGG